GAGAAGGGTGTCTTAGCACCTGATTTTAAACGGTTTGGTAATATCTATCTTAACATAGCAGATGAAGCTAAGTTAGTGGATGCCCTCTCTCCTTTAAATCAATATCTTAATAACAAAAAAATTACCACTACCGCTGAGAATTTTAAAACAGGGCAGAGTATTGAAAACGCTGCACAAACACAACTAGCGGCTGAGTTAAAGGCTAGAAATAAAAGGGCTGTAGTTGCTGATAAAACCGCAGCAGTTAGTAACTTTTTAGATAGTGGTAATGCTGTAGCTTTTGGTAAGACAGTTGTAACGGAAGATGGTCATTCATATGATCGTAGTGCTGCTGATTTAGCTACTGAGATAGATCAACAAACCATCCAACGTGCCTTAATAATACAGCAGTCTGATTTACCTGAGGAAGTAAAAACTGAAAAGTTAAATCAGTTAGGTACAAGGCGTGTAGAGTTTTATACAGGCAATAATCTTTTACCACAAGAAGTACAGTCAGCACAAGCTAATGTTAAAGCTAATTTTAAAAATGCTAACTTTAATGATCCTAAAGTACTAGAAAGCTTTACACAATATTTTAAAGCTCTCAAAGATTTTGAATCTTATGGTGGCGATGCCTACAAAGGTTTCTCTGAGGACATGAAGTATCAGATAGAAGCTGTGGGTATTCTTGCAGAGAATGGTTATTCTTTGCAGGGAGCTTTAACTCAGATGCAACTTCCCCCTGATATGAGTAAGAATATCACAGTAGAAAGTGCAGACGTACTTAAAGCTATAGACAATAGTATGTTTACGCTTACTGATCTTGATGAAGTAGTTAATGCTGGTTACATGACTAACGATGTAATCAAAGTTGCCACAGCTTTAAAACGCTCTATGGGTGGAAAAATACCTGACGATCAGTTTATAATAGCAATGGCTGTTAGAAGTGTAGCTAAAAACTATCAGGCTGTTCCTATTGGTAATGCAGTAGATGCTAAGTTTTCTGCTGTAAGGCTACCAGCCAATCGTAAAGATAAAGTTACTATAGACAATCTAAGTAATGGCGTTAATGATATTCTAGCTAATAAGGGTGAAGTAAACCGTATTAACAGAGCGTTAAATATTAGACCATCTACTAATGTAGTAGCTACAGGTATAGCAGCCACAAGTCAAACAGCGCAGCAAGTATTTAACAAGCCTCAGTTTACTTTACACTGGACTAATAGTGGCAATGATAATATGCTTAATCTTATTGCTATGCCTATTGATCCTGCTCAAGCAGCAGGTAATGTATTCACAGTTACTACTGTTGATCTTACTAAGTTAGATAAGAATGTTCTAGACAATGTTACTAAACAGCATCAGGAAAAACTAAACGCTAGTATTGATTTAGGTCTAATAGATGAGTCAGAGTTTGGTGATAATGATTACATGATGCCTGATGAAGTACGTACTACAGATGAGCAGGTACAAGCCNTNACNCCTACAGTACAGCCTAANGGTACTGTTAGTGTTGTAGAAGCTATGACAANGTTACGCAGCATAGACAGAGAAGCAGGTCAAGGTGTTGATGCTGTAACGGAAGTTACTCAGACAGGAATAGATCAGTTGAAAGCTAAAGCATTAGCTGACGCTAAAGAACGAGGTGTTCTTCCTGACGGAGATGAGAAAAGCTGGGGACAGCAGTTTGATTCTATNTTAGATAGTATTACTACTGGTATATCTGATTACTTTGCAGGTGTAGAGGAACGTGGTAAAAATCAAGAACCTACTACTAACCCATTACTTAATCTAATGCGAAAGCAACCTGCCGAAAAAGTTCTTGGAGAAGTGGCTAGTGAAATAGGTGATGTAGTTACTGCTGTTCCTAAAGGTATCATGGCAGTAAACGAAGCATTAATTACTCCGGCAGGAGCATCAACGCTCCCTAGTGAATCCAGAACTAAGGTTAGCGATATGACAGGAGATGTCAGAAAAATGACAGGTAATACTGTTGCAGAAAAAGCAAGCAACTTAATCAAATCTCAAGAAGGTTTTGATCCTAACCCATACCCAGATGGCAAAGACCGTTCAGTAGGTTATGGTTTCTATCTACCAGCTTTAGAGCAAGATGAGTTAGCTTTGATTAAAGATGTAGAGAACATTACACAAGAAGAAGCAGACGCAGTTATGGCACTAAAGACTGAGAAGATTAATACCTTCATAGCATCTGAAGTACCTAGCTTTGATACTCTACCTGAGGAAGCTCAGTTAGGTGTCATCAGTATGGCTTATCAACTAGGTGCGCCTAATGTTAAGTCAAAATGGCCTAGCTTTATGAAGGCTCTAAAAGAAGCCGCCGCTGCACCTGAGGGTTCAGAAGAACGTAAAGCAGCTTTGAAAGAAGCCGCATTTAACATGCTGTATAATCGTAAGTCTGATGGTTCTACTACAAAAACAAAGTGGCATACACAAACACCTAAACGTGCTAAGGCAATGGCTGCGGCTATTCAAGGCTAATCATAGGAATGTATCATGGCTGAAAAGACAAGTGAAGAATTTATGGCCCAATTAGGGTTCGGCGGTACACCTTCAACCCCTTTAACTCAAGAGTTTGATGCTGGGGCAATACGAAGAGCCAGTTATGACGCTGCTATTAAAGCGCAAGGAACTGGTTTTTGGGAAGCAGCAGGTAAACGCTACCAACAAGGTTCTTTAAACAGCATCTTAACAGTCATGGACAGACCTGAGCCATCAGAAGAACCTCTACTATTAACTGATGATTATGTTAATGAACTAACAGATGGCTTGACTAATGAAAGAGCTATTAAAACTGTATTAGATGCAGCATCAGAAAAAGGTCTTGAGTATGGCAGAGCTATTAGGGAAGAAGTTTTAAAGACCGATAGGTTAAATGCAGAACTAGGTGCTTTAGGAATGAAGGGTATCACAGCTAGTTTAGTTGCTGATATCTTTAACCCTGAGGAAGCGGCAGCTATGACTGCTACAGCTTCAGTAGTTGCTGGTATGTCTGGCCCTGCTGCACCTGTAGCTGCCCCTGTAGCTGCTGTTGCTACTAGAGCAGGTAAATTGTTTGGTCAAATTAAAAACAACAAGAAGTATCTAGCTTTTGCTGGTGGTGTGGGTGGTACAGAGCTAGCTGCTATTGAACTACTGCGTCAGCAAAGTAACTATGAAAGCACTGGTGGGGATGTATTCCTTGCTGGTGCTTTAGGCATGGCAGGTAGTTCTAGTCTAACTAAGCTTGGTCAAGTTATGCAACGTAGAGCTAACATTCAAAAAGCTTTACGTGATCAAGCTAATGAACAACCCTTAACAGAAGCCCAGACAGAGTTACTAAGACGTAATGATGATGAGATACTAGCTCAAAACTATAAAAGGTCTGCAATCAATAATGATGACTTTGGTACAGAAGAACTAGATGATCTAACTAGGTTGGGTACAAGTCGTAAGGACTTTACAGATACAACCGAAGAAGAGCTTGCTAACGTACCTAAACAACGTGGAGCCTTTGCAGGTGCAAGGGGAAAGCTATCAGCTTATGTAGAAGCTAAAAACTCTGACGATGGTGTAATACGTTGGCTAGCTGATGGACTAGGTCTAAACAGTACAGGCAACAAAGTAGGTGCTGATGGTAAAATTACTCCTGTAAACTTTGGTGCTTTAGATCAGCGTAACATGCTGGTAAACCAATACAGAGGTAAAATAGCTACCCCTATTATTGAGCAACGTAAGGCTTGGCAGTCACGTACTAATGGTAAGGTAGCTGATTTTAATGTGCTAGTCTCTAGGCAAATACGAAACCCTAATGACTTGGCAGACCCTGCTATTAAGGCAGCGGCTAACATCTACTCAACACAGATGAAGAACTTAGCGAGGGCAGCTATTGGTGTAGATGCTGCTGGTTTTGATGTAGGTACAATCAGCCGAATCCAGAACTATGCTCCACGTATCTTTAACCGTGGTAACATGACTAGACTACGCAAGGGTAGGTTACAGGACAATGCTGATGGTACACTTAATGAGGCTTTCTTTGAGTTAGCTGAAGAAGCTATCCGTAAAGGACAACCTGATATTGAGCGTAATGTAGCTCAAGCTCTAAAGGCTAAGAATATAAAACCTACACCACAAGCTGTTAAAGCTTTCATTAGCCGAATGTCTCGCGGTTATATGAAGAATGTTATTACCCCCCAAAACCGTAATGGTCTAAAGTTGGGAGACTCAGCCTTTGATGTAGATGACTTCACAACTATAATGAAAGGTGAAGGCTTTTCTAGTGATGAAGTAGATGTTATACTTGATGTCTTAACTGGCAGTAGAACAGTCAAAGGTAACAAAAGAGCATTACCTCGTATGATACTAGACGAGAACACATCTATCATTGCAAAGGGAACTGACGGAGAAACTTTTACTCTTAAGTTTACAGACATTCTTGAGGAAAACGTAGAGAACTTATATGACAGCTATGTATTTCAGCTAGCAGGTAATATTGCATTAGCTAAGAATGGCATCAACACTAACAGCGTAGGCTCAAGCTTTGAGACTATTATTTCTAAAGCTAAGGGTATTGGTGATCCTAAACGTGACAGCGAGATTGATTCACTACGGTTTATGTACGAAAGTGTTACAGGTGGTCATGCCTATAAGGGTGACATAACTGATAGTCAGAGTCAAATTCTCAGGCGAGTACGTGAAGTGAGTTTTGCTACCAATATGGGTATGTCAGGAATGGCAGCACTTATGGAATTGTCTAACGTACTATTTGAATATTCTTTTAGTACTTTAATTAAGACTGTTCCTCAGTATAGACAGCTTATTCGTTCAGCTAAGACAGGACAAATTCCTAATAGACTGGCTAGAGAAATGATGGCTGGAACTGGTGTAGGTAGTGATGGCTTAGTAAGTAAAGTTACCACCATGCGCTCACGCTTAGAGGGTGATGTCACAGAAGGCATAAAAGTTCAGGGAGAGATCACAAAGTTTGATGAGATGCTTGGACATGGTAGAGTATTTGTGTCTATAGCCTCTGGTCTTCAGGGTGTTACAGATGTGTTCCGTAGAATGACTGTATTTAACTATGCCTCAGAATGGGCTTATGCTCATAAGGCAGGTAAGACTGCTTTCTCTGCTATTAAAAGAGAACAGAATGGTATCTCAGATGATATGGCTGTACGTATTCGTCAAATGATTGACAAACACGCAGAGTATATGCCTGATGGTACACTAGAACAACTTAACGTAGACAAGTGGGAGTTCAAGGACGCTGCTGATATCTTCTTTGCCTCAGCTTATAGAGAAGCTACACAGTCTGTACAAGAGATGAACGTAGGTTCTGTGAACAAACGAGTGCGTAGTGAAGTAGGTAAGACATTCTTTCAGTTCTTATCATTTCCTATGGCTTCTATGGAACAACAAGCAATGAGACAGGGTGTACGGTTTGCTAATGGTGATGCTCAACAAGTTACCAAAGTTATGATGACCTCTATGCTTATGGGTAGCATGATGTATATTGCTCGTTCACATATGAACTCTCTTGGACGTAGTGACCAGAAAGAATACATGGAACGTAGAATGGAAACAGGTAATATTATCCAAGGATCACTCAGTCAGATTGGTGCTGCTTCTTTGTTCGGTTATATCTACCAACTTACTACAGGTGCTATGGATGGCAACACTAATGCTCTAACACCAGCCGGTGTGTCTATGGGCTTAGGTGTAGCTAAAGGTGTTTCTGATCTTTGGGACGCTGTAGGTGAGGGAGAAATCTCTGAAAGCGAACTTAGGGGTATGCTACGTGTACTTCCATTTAACTCACTTTATGGTGCCAGACAACTATTAAATGCTTTAGCAGCCACTCGTAACGAATAAGGAAAACTAATGGCTTTATCATATCAAAACTATACAGGGGATAATGCGACTACGCAGTTCTCAATCCCCTTTACATATCAGGACACTGCTGAAATCAGTGTAACCGTTGACGGTGTGGCTGAGACAGGTCTAACTTTTCCTTCTAGCTCTACTGTACAACTAACCTCTGCNCCTGCTACTGGTACNCTAGTACAGGTTCGCCGTAGTACAGACCTTACAGCACGTGCAGTGGACTTTGCGTCTGGCTCAGTGTTGACTGAGGAAGACTTGGATGACTCAGCTATTCAGGTCTTTCACGCAGCCCAAGAGTCAGCAGACCGTTCAGCAGATGCTATTGCTTTGGATACTGACAACAAGTGGGATGCACAGGGTAACGTCATTAAGAACGTAGGCACACCTCTTGCTAACACTGATGCAGCTACTAAGGCTTACGCTGACGGTATCTCATCAGCAGCAGCTAGTGCAGCGGTGACAGCAGCTAACGCAGCCGTTACAGCGGCT